CCTGAATCACCAGGGCTGCACTGAAGCTGGCCCAGGGATTTTGTAAGTTGATCAGGCCTGCTGCCTTTGCCAGCCCTGCGCCCACCACTGCTAAATCAGTGTCGGCATTGCCGGCAATTTTGCTGAACCCGCCAGTGGCTCCTGCTGCTGGACCGCCTGTGCCAAAATCAGCCAATCCAGCACTCTTCATCACCGATCGAGTCTGACTGGCATAACCCTGAGCCTGACCCAGTACATTGGCGAATGTTTTGCATCCGTCATTGTTGAACCAGCCACTGGTTCTGGCATAGGCACGATGTATCAGATTGCCATCGCCCCAGACTGAGTTGAACTGCTGTGGTGTGCTACCCAGAGCCAGGGGAAAATCTTTGGCCAGGGTGTAGAATATCTTGCGTGGTTTGATTTTGATGGTCACAGTCTCGCCTGAGGCTGGTGCAGTGACAAAAGTGATTGAGCTAAAATTGCTGTTGAAACTGTAATGAACTCCTGGAGTTTTGACTGTGCCATTGATGTCCACCTGAATATAATCATTGGTGAGCCAGGTCAGGCCAGTAACATCATAACTGGTGGTATAGGTGATAGCAAATGTCAGAGTGACGTCATCACCTGACAAAGTATTGGCTATGGTCACCAGAGTGGGAATCGGAGCTCCGGTTTTGGTCTCAAAAACCGCCGACCCTGTCACAGTGCCAGCAGTGGTGGCTAATCCAGCAACACCACTCAGTGCATTCTGATAGGTGTCAGTGACCTGAATACTGGTGCCTGTGGCGTCGTTCAGAACATAATAAGTAACTCCACTTACCAAACCTGTTCCAGTGCCACTCACTGTGCCGGTGACTTTGAGGCTTTGGCCTTTGATATAGGTACCAGATCCCACAGTGAGTTGCCCAGCAGTACCATCAATACTGTCGATACTGATACTGGTCAGAGGAGAGCTAGCCAGATGTGATTCAATTATGAAATAAGATCTGATGGCTGCATACTGTTCATAATCAGCCAGAGACTGAGTGATATCAGGAGGTGCTATGCCAGTGTCCTGAATCAATCCGTGTAGTGCTGTGACCTGAATTGCGCTGAGATCTGTGGACAAATTAGCCTCCTGGTATAATCACATCTGGACTGGCCTGTGCTTGGCTGTGTCCACAACTTTCACCAGCACCAAGATAAGCAGAAGGTCTGCCCTCTGTGATCACAGTGCTGGCTCCGGTCACAATGGTGGGTGCAGAATGAGGGGGTGCTGGTGGATAGGGAGGCAGATGCGTTTGAATCACACTGCCTTTCAGAGCCGCAGGCTGACCATTCACAATCACTGTGCTGGCCACTGCACCAATAACTGGTGCTCCCACGCTGTTTTTATCACCTTTCCTGACCCATCCTGGCATTGTATTATCCCATCAAAATTTTGTTGTTTGGAGTGCGAATTCCACTGGTGGCTTCATACCATGCACTGGTCATTTCTTCACGACTGAAGGTGTGCATCACCACTGCGGTCTTCATCAGATCCAGTTCTTTATCCATCTTGCTGCTCATCAGAGCCTGCGCCAGGGCCATGCCTTGTGGGCCTGGCATCAGACTCAGAGGCTTGTAGATCCTGAAGCTGGTGTCGGTTTCTGACACATACTTGGACACAATTTCCTCGCCGCTGATCAGCTTGAATGTCACGATGTCATTTTCTTTGTACATGTTGTCCTTATTTATCCGTTGATTTTTTGTTTGATCTGCTCTGCGTTCATGCCACTGAGCTCAGGCCAGCCACTGACAAACAGGGTGTCTTCCAGATAAATCTGGGGCACACTGCGATGTCCTTGCTGTCGAATAAAGCTCATGGCTTGTGTATTTTCATGCAGGTTCACGTCGGTGAATGGAATTTCCAGACGAGTCAGATACTCTTTGGCTTGCTGACAATGACTGCATGAAGGGGTTGAATATATAGTAAGTTGTTTCATAAACTAAATCCTCGGAATGAATTGTCATCAATGTCCTGCTTGACTGCACCAATTATATACTGCGAAATTTCGGTTTCCTGGGGAGCCACCTGTACTTCACTACCTGCAATCCACTTGTTGGTCCAGGGCAGTGGATTGGCACTAGGTACCTTCCAGTCACACTTCAGACCCACTGAACTCATACGTTTGGCGCAGATCCAATCCACATAATCGCACAACAGAGTCTCATTTAGACCAATCATGCTGCCATCTTTGAACAGGAACCGTGCCCATTGTTTCTCCTGCTCAGCAGCAGCCTGAAACAACTGAATGCACTCGGCTTCGGTTTCAATCCGAATAGCTTCAAACTCCGGATCATCCTTGGGTAGCAATTTCAGCAGAGCCTGTGTGCTGGCCAGATGCACATTCTCGTCACGGCAGATTAGCTTGATGATCTTGGCATTGCCTTCCATCCGCTTGACTTCAGCAAAGGCCCAGCTACAAGCAAAGCTCACATAGAATCTCAGGCCTTCCAGCACATTCACACTCATCAGGCTGAGCCAGAGCAGACGCTTGATTTCACGCAGATCCACTGTGATGGCGCGACCGTTCACTGTGTGTTGACCTGTGCCCAGCAGGTTGTACCACTGGATTTGTTCCAGTAACTGATCATAGTTCACAGTGATGTCATTGGCACAATCCACAATCTCACTGATGCTCATGATCTCATCAAATACTCGGCTGGGATCACTGTAAATGTTGCGAATGATGTGTGTATAACTGCGGCTGTGAATGGTTTCGCTGAAAGCCCAGGTCTGAATCCAGGTCTCAATTTCAGGCAGGCTCACAATGGGCAAATAAACCAAGTTGGGACTGCGACCCTGAACACTGTCCAGCAGGATCTGACGTTTCAGGTTGCTGGTAAATATGTGTTGCTCGTGCCGGGTCAGATCCTTGAAATCCTTACTGTCTTTGTTTAGATCGATTTCGTCAGGTCGCCAAAAAAATCCCAGTTGTTTGTCAGTGAGTTTATCAAACTGCTTGTATTTCAGAGTGTCATATCGTTGCATACCCACACCACCACTCTGGTCTAGGAAGGCCAGTGCAGTCAGGTGGTTTTTATTTTGTTGATTGAAAACAGTTTGCATATTACTTTACCTTCTTATTATATAACGCAGCTTTCACAGTCTGCGACAGGTTCGGCTATCTTTTCCACATTGATTTCACCCTGACCATCATGGGTATTGTTATAGTATAATTGTTTCCCACCATACCGATAAAACATCAGGATATGTTTGAGTAACTCGCTCATGGGAATTTTTTCATCTGGGTAGAATGCCGGATTGTAACTGGTGTTTACACTGATGCCCTGATCTATCCATTTCTGCAATACTGCACAGATTTTCAGATAACCTTCAGGACTGGCCTGATTCCATAGCAATTCATAACGATTTTTGAGCTTGCGCATTTCTGGTACTACCTGTTTGAGTACACCATGCTTGCTCTGTTTCACACTGATCAGGCTTCTGACCGGTTCAATACCGTTGGTGCTGTTGCCGACCTGACTGCTGGTTTCACTGGGCATCAGCGCCATCAGTGTGCTGTTTCTGATGCCGTACTGTGCTGCGGCGGTGCGCAAACTCTGCCAATCCTGACGTTCCTGATAGGGCACCAATTCATCCACTTCGGCCTTGCGAGTATCCACTGGCACAATGCCCTGTGCATAACGCAGATTTTGCCAGCCGGCGCAGGGTCCGAATTCTTTGGCCAGCTCTATGCTGGTCTTGATCAGATAATAGCTCATGGCTTCCATGTACTGATCCACCGCAGGCAAGCAAGCCGGATCAGTATAGGTGTAGTCATTTTTAGCCAACCAGTAGGCAAAATTGATGATACCAATACCCAAGGGACGATACAGATCAGTGCTGTTTTTAGCAGCTGGCACCGGATAATGCTGATAGGTCAACAGAGCATCCAATGCTCTGACAGCCAGTTCACAGGGTTTGGCAAAGTCTTCAGGTGTGCGAATCATGCCCCAATTTATTGCCGACAAAGTGCAGAGTGCAATCTCACCGTCAGGATCATTGACATCATTTAGAGGCTTAGTGGGTAAATCAATTTCCGCACAGAGATTGGATTGCTTGATTGCAGCCTTGGTGGGGTCAAAAGGACTGTGTGAGTTGGCATGATCCACATTCTGCAGATAGATGCGACCAGTGTCCTTGCGTTCCTGAGCAAACTGACTGAACAAGTCCACTGCTTTGATGGTCTTCTTTCGGACAAACGGATTGGCTTCGGCTGCTTCGTACAACTTGCGAAACTGATCCTGATCAGCAAAAAAGGCGTCATACAATCCAGGAACATCACTGGGACTGAACAAGGTGATATTGCCACCGCTCAGCAAACGCTCGTACATTACTTTGTTGAATTGCACACCATAGTCCATGTGACGGATACGGTTGTCTTCGGTGCCTTTGTTGTTCTTGAGCACCAGGAGATCCTCTACCTCCAGGTGCCAGATGGGATAATACAGAGTAGCAGATCCATTGCGTACTCCGCCCTGACTGCAACTCTTGACTGCACTCTGAAACAGCTTGTAAAAAGGAATGACACCAGTGTGATAGGCATCACCATTGCGTATGGGCGACTTCAGAGCACGAATGCGCCCAGCACCAATGCCAATGCCAGCTTTCTGACTCACATACTTCACAATGGCACTGGTGGTTGCGTTGATGCTGTCTAGGCTGTCATCAGTTTCCACCAACACACAGCTACTAAACTGACGCTGGTTAGTTCTGACACCAGCCATCACCGGTGTGGGCAGGCTGATCAAATGAGTGCTGATGGCTTCGTAGTAATCTCTGACCCAGTTCAAACGAGTTTCAGTCGGATAGTTCTGAAACAGAGTGGCTGCAATCAGAATATAGCAAACCTGAGGAGTTTCGTAAATCTGACCAGTCACACGATTTTGTACCAGATATTTGCCACGCATCTGTTCCATGCCCACATAGGCCATTTCGTTGTCACGTTCGTGACGAATCATGGCATTGATTCGATCCCACTCGGCATCAGTGTACGCAGACAGTAACTGAGCGTCATATAAACCTCGAGCAATGTTCTGTTCCACCAGACAACGGATATGCCAGGGCTCATAGCTGCCATAGACTTCTTTTCTGAGATGATAATTGATCAGTCTGCCAGCCACATACTGATAATTGGGAGATTCTTCACTGATCAGATCAGCTGCACTCTTGATCAGCATCTCCTGCACATCAGTGGTGGGGATGCCATCATAAAATTGGAGGCTGCTGCGGATCTCTACCTCACTGGGACTTACCCCTGTTATCCCCTCACATGCCCAAAAAACCACGCGATGTAGTTTTTCCAGATCCAGTGGCTCACGTCTGCCATTACGTTTGGTAACATTTACTTGACTCATTTTTAATGCCTTGACTATTCTAATGTTCTAAAATCTTGTGGTACAAACACTGTGGATGATTGATACTCGTTGCTGATGGAGCTTGTATTTACTAGTTTGTGTTCATTGAAATTCAGAATATATTTTCCATCAGATACATCAACTATACTCACTCGCTCACCTACCAGATTGTACATGATCTGCAATTTGATCGGATGCTGCTTGATAGCAGGACACAGGGCACAGGTATAGAACATACCCAGAGCCTTGGACAAATCGCAATAACTCAGGTTATCAAACAATTGCCAAGGACTGGGCCATCGAGTATGATCATCATTGAGCAAACTGACTTTTCGGGTGGGTGCAGTGAGCCACCACTGTTGTATCTGAATCAGAGCATCTGCTAGATTTTTTTCAGCTTGCAGAGTTTGACGGAATTTTCTCCAGGTTATTATCTTTTGTTCTATGGGTGCATACCAATGCATAAAATTAGAAGTAATCTACTCTCTGGTACCTTACTGAGCCATCATAACCAGTGCTGCTGGCAGTATATTTAAACACAATAAGCTCTCCACTTATTACCGCAGTAATAGTTATGCCCAGGGATCCGCCAGTATAACTTTCATTAGAAGAAACAGTGTTGGCCACAGTGCCATCATAAGCATACTGAATTTCACCCACACGATAAACACCATTGCGCACAATGCTGTATCTGAGTGTGCCTGCTGGATAACTCAGCTTGTTGAAACTATAAAATTCTGTGGCTGTACCAGTGTTATCTGCCAAAGTGGCAGTGGCATAAGCGCCTGCGCCATTGCTCAAAGCAGTCAGAATTTCTGTGTTGCCCTCACTGGGAGCACCTTCAGAAAAAGTTCCATTGCCAATATACAATTGCTGAGTATCAATAGCCCAGCCCAATTCTCCAGCAGCCAATTGTGGCAGATTTTCCTGTCTGCCTCTGCGAACCTGAATTTTTGAAATTTGTGTAACAGCCATATTAGTGTTTCCTATCTGGTATTTAGCTATAAAACTGATTTACTCGCTCGGCCCAGATCTGACTGTAACGCTGAAATTCAGCTCCTGATATAACCCAGTGTTGCGGCTCATAGTTCTGGCTGCACATCAGAATAACTCCCTGCTGAATATCAGTGCCATATAATTGATTGTGTGCCATGGCATAAGCGCACAATTGCAGAAAGTAACTTTCAATCCACTGGATTTTTTTAGGACGATTGGTCTGCTTGAAGTCCACGATGCTCAGTTGGCCCTGCCAATCAGCTATGCAGTCAGTGGTACCAGCATACAGATCTGGGTAAAACAAGTTTACCTCAGTGCCATAGAATGTCGTGCAGTGGGGTTTCAGATACTGGTCAATGATAGTTGTGGCCATCCGATGACTCTGCTGGCTGTAGGGATTGGACCCAGGATCCTTTACTGCATCTTCCATCACATATTGTTCCAGATATCGATGCATCCTGGTGCCACGATTAGCTGCCTCGGTTGTGATCATCTGTGCTTGCTTCTCACCCACACGTTGTCGCCAGGCTTCTAATGCTGCTTTTTGTTCTGCAGGTTTGGTGGCATCCAGAATAGTAGTTACACTTTGTAACCTGCCACCGTCGGGTGTCATATAGTATCTTTTGCCGTCAATGCTGGTGCGATCAAAGCTCTGATACTGAAATCTCTGAGTTATCATGTACTAATACTTAGTATAGCATATAACTCAGTTACTTTATTGCTCTGGACTTGGCTCTTTTCGCCATCTGCGACACAATGCTTCTGCTGCCCTGCAGACGGTCTGGTTCTGCTTCAGGTTGTGCTGCTGGAGCGGCCGCGGGCTCAGGTGCTGGCATGGTGGTCTGACCCGGAGGTTCAACACTCTGATCGGCCTGCTGGTCCACTGGCATTTCAGTGTCTGCTGGCGGCGGTTCAGGTGAAATTTCTGGCACCTGATCTGGAGCTTCTTCCTCTTCGGTGCGATAAGTCACAGTGTCCCTGTTTAGATCAGCAATGCGATTCTGAATAGCTGGTATGTTTTCCCAGTATTTTTTCAGTATGTCAAAAGTCACTGACGGCCCAGGCAAAGCATTGAGCATTCTGACCACTTCCTTGGTTTTGATCTTGGGTTTGTGAAGTTGGCTGGCCCCTTTGTGAGTTTCCAGATTTTTACCCCACAAGATAATCAAAGAAATTATCTTGGTTTTCATTGCTTTGTCTGGCTTGAATTCCGGCATGGTGACCTCTTATCTCTTACCTCGGCCCAGTGGTTCAGGTTCTGCTACTCCCAGATCTTCTGAGCCAGCTTCGGGTTCCATGGGTTCAGTAGGTTCACCAGCCATGGGTTCAGTGCCCATGGGTTCAGCCGCTGGTTCTTCTCCTGCTAATGAGCGAGTGGCTGCATCCAAGGCGTTCTTGGTATCACGAATGTTTTCCAGTGCAGCATTGATAGCTTCAGTGGCGCTGGCTGTGAACGCATCAGCCTGCTCAGCTGACATAGTATCACGAATGGTCTCATTCAGTGCAGGTAACTCTTCATTCACCATCTTGCCCAGGGTTTCCACCATGTCCTGAATGCGATCCACCATGTCTTTGGCTGCCAACACCACTTCGGCTTCACCCACTGAGCTTTCTGTTAGTTGCACAGATTCAGATATCAGACCTTTTTTATTCAATTGGTCCACTACCTTGTACAATTCTGCTGCAATTTTAGGATCAATATTTTGAGGATTACGTTGTGCTGTCATCAAAGCGGACTGAATTGTGCGTGGATTCAGATTGGATCCACTGAAAATATCAGCTGACGATAAACCTCTGGATGCTGCACTGTATGCCTTTCCTTGGTCTATGGCTTTGGCTGTGCGCAATCGATCTTTGACGTCACCGTAGGTCAAACCAGAGCCACCATAGTAATCCTGTCCTGGTATAGCTCGACGCACAGCAGATCCA